TGACCGTCGCCGTAACGGCCCCGCCTGTGATCGCGATCGCGTTTGACCCCGGTTTCACATACAGGTCGTCGCTGCCGCCTGTCCGTTTGTCCATCACGCGCCGGTAATAGCTCGCCCCCGTGTAGATCCGGATGTACAGCGTCGCCCCGTTGTGGCCGATCACCAACTTTTCGCCGTTCGCCAGCCCCAGGTTTGTGAAATTCATCACGCTGTTCCCGATCGTCACGTTCATCGTGTTGATGGTGCTGCCGCTTGCGTTCGTGATCTCCGCGTCGCAGACCGTCTCCACCTGTCCCGGAACCGTGATGGCCCCCGCGCCTTCGTCCGCCGCCGCGATGGTCGCCGTCGTGGCCGTGTCGTCCTGCCAGAACGGCACCGCGTAGGCGCGGAAAGTGATGGTAAATTCCCCGTTCCATTCGCGCAGGTCTCCGCTGTCCGGGATCACCACCTTGTCAACGTTCACATGTTTTTCGCCCATGAAGGGGATCGTCAGCGTTCCCTTTTGCAGCGCCCATTCGTTCACGCTGTCAAAAACCGACCGCCGCTCCGCCAGCTGTTCCTTCGGAATATTGATCGCGTAGGTCACGGCCGTCTCCAGGTATTCCCAATGCTGGCCCGTCACCCGCTGGCCGCTTCCGCCCATCCGGCTGACCGCGCTGATCGATTCGTGCGGCACGCCCGGATCGATGCTCCTGATCACCACGGACGGGTCCACTTCATCCAGCTGGTATCCGTTCAGCGCGATTCGTCTGCTCAGTTTCATCTGTTTCCCTCCGTTGATCAGGGATTATTCAGCACATTCACTCCCTGGATCGCATTGATGTACGGCGCCAGGATCGCGCCCGCCGCCTGGCCGTCGATCTTCACGCTCATGCCGTTCAGAATGCCGTAAATGGCGCCCGCGACCTCCGTCGGCAGTCCCTTCATGCCGTTCGCCGCCTGCGTCAGTTCGCTGTTCGACTGCCTCCTGCTGGTGCTTTCGCCGTTCAGTTCCTCCGCGGCGTATCCCATCTTTTCTATCGCCGCGTTCGCCCGTCTCCTGGCGTTCCGGGCCTCCGCGTCCTCCGCGTTGCCCGTGTATACTGTGCTGAATTTCTCCTGTATTTTCGCCTGGTCTTCCTGCCGCATCCAGTCCGGATACATATCGTCCACGGATGTATACTGATCCATTGACCCCAGTCCGGCGTCCCGCCCGGCCTGCGTCGGGTTTCCGTTTTCGTCCCACAGCAGGTCCAGGTCGTCTTTCGCCGTCGATGAAGGATTCAGCAGCGTGTACAGGAACGCCAGGAACGGCGCGGCCTTCATCGCCGCGCTGGCGAAGGCTCCGGCCCAGCTGCTCCCCAGCGTGCTGCCGGCCGCCGCGGCTTCGCTCCCGCTGATCAGCCCGCTCACCGCGTTCACCAGTTTCAGCGCCACCGTGACGCCTTTCGCGACCTCCAGTCCTGCCCATGCAAGGATAAATCCCTCTACTGCCGTCACCACGGTGTCCTTGTTTTCTGAGATCCATTTCAGCGCGCCCGTCACCTTTTCGACCACGCTCTGGAACCCGGCCACGACCTCTTCCGGTTTTATGGCCGTCAGGTCGCTGATCAGCGTGCTGATCGTGTCGCCGATCTGCTTCAGCATGGCCTGGCCTTCCGGCGTGTCCAGATAATTGTTCAGTTCCTTGAAAAGGTTCGTGATGGTGTCCATGCCTTCCGTCAGCGGTCCGGCGAAGGCGCTCAGCAGTTCGTTTTTGAATGTTTCCCATTCGTCCTGCATTTTCTGGTACGCGTCATCCATCTTCCCCAGGGCGTCCAGCTGTTCGTCCTCTACCACGCTCCAGCTTTCCATCGTCCGGTCGTATTCCTCCCGGCCCGTCTGGAACAGCGGCAGCAGCTCGCGCCAGCTCTTTCCGAAAAGCCGCTGGGCGTATGTGACCTTGTCCTCGTCTCTCCCCAGCTTCGCCAGGGCGTCCCCGGCCTCCCAGAAAAGGTCCAGGTCGTTTTTCCCGCTCGGATCGATCCCCAGTGCGTCCAGTGCGCCCATGAATTCCTTTCCCTGGCCTTCCCGGTTCTTTTTCAGCTTGTCCTGCGCTTCCAGGATGGTTTCCGCGTCCGTGTCGATCAGGTTCGCGGTCTTCCGCATCCGCTGCAGCGCTTCCGGCGTGATCTCATACTGCGCAGCCGTGGTTTTGATCTCGTCCGCCCAGCTTCCGGCGCCCAGCGTCGCCTTGACGATCGCCTCGCCCATCTGCCAGGCCTTCGCCATCACGTTTTTCATTCCGTCCGTGATGGTTCCCAGGCCTTCCGTCACGTTCTGCCAGTTCACGCCGTCGCCGATCCGCTTCAGCTGCTGGTTCATTTCGCTGGTTTCGTTGCTTGCCTCGCCCGCGGCTTCCTCCACGCCCCTCATGGCGTTCTCCGTGTCCAGGATCTCGCCCTTCGCGCTCAGCATGGTCCGGTACATGTCCTGGTACGCCTTGCTGCTCCGGTCCACGCCGTTCTTCGCCATGCTGTCCAGCGCCTGCTCCGCGTCTTTCAGGACGGTTTTCTGGGCCTCCAGCTTCGCTTTCAGCAGCTCGGCCTTTTCGGTCATATAGCTTTCGCTGTCGCCGGTCGCTTTGAACTGCTTTTCGCTCAGGGCGAGCTGCGCGTCCAGCGTTTTCACGCTCTGTTTCGCCTGGTTTATCCCCTGCTTGAACTGCGCGATGCCGGAAACGCCCATCTTGATGTTTACGCCGTTCGCCATTTGCTCACCCTCTCGTCAGCCCGTGCTGCATATCGTCATAATTCCGTCGGTATATAAACAGGTCCATGACCGCGCCGGGCCGCATTTTGTGGATCTCCTCCACCCGCAGCCCCGCGATCAGGCCCCAGCTGACCACCGTCAGGTACGTCAGCCGTCCTTCTCTTTTTTTTTGTTGATTTCCTCAAGCGTCACGTCCACCGGACCCTTTTTCTTTTCGTCCGGGATCTCGCTCTCCATGCCTTCCGTCATCGCATCCATGCAGGCGTTCACGATCTTCGGCATGTCCGCCGGTCTCATCGCCCTCATGACGCTCTTCTCCGTCAGGTTGCCGGCTTCTCCGGCCTCCTCCAGCCCCGCGTTCCCCAGGATCTTCACCAGCTTCGCCGCTGCTTCCAGGTGTTCCGGGCTTCCGTATTTGCTTGTATCTTCCTTGTTTTCCGGATTTCTCCCCAGGATCCGGTCGATGGCCTTCGCCAGCGGTCCGATTTCCTCCTGGATCTGTTTCATTTCCAGCACCGTGTAAACAAGCGGGATCTCCCGCCCTTTCAGCGTGATCGTTATCATGCTCCCTTTACTTCCTTTCATGCAAATAAACCGGAGGCGCCCCCGTCGGAAGCGCCTCCGTGTCTTTTGTTTTTTTCTGTCGTCAGGTTGTGGTGATCACCGGCGTCGGTTCGATGCCGGCTTTCGTGTTCAGATAGGATTTCGCCGCGGACAGCGTGGTATAAGTCTTGTGCTCCGCGAAGTCCGGCTTCTCGTCGTTTTCGCTCAGGAAAACGCCCGCGCCTTTGCCGGAGATCGTGGGCGTCCGCCAGTCCACGCTCTTCTCCTTCGTCCGGCCTTCCTCGTTCGGCTGGCCGAATTTCAGCTTGTGGTACCACCACACTTCGTAGGTGTCCTCCACGGCTCCGGTCTCGTCGTTGGTTTCCCGCATGGATTTCACATAGCCGAAACCGACGTCCGGGGCGCTGGCGCCCGTGATGTGATACACGTCGTCGTTGTCCTTCACTTCGCCCAGCAGGTCCTCCCGGACCTCGTCCTTCAGTCCGGCGGTCTCAAACTCCAGGGTGTAACCCAGCACGCCGTTCGCGACGTCCAGGATCGCGTTGTCCCCGTAGAATTCGCCGTCCTCTGTCTCCCAGGTAACGCTCGCGCCCCTGGCTTCGCTGACCACAAACCCGGTGTCGTAGGTGATGCCGCTGTTCGGTGTATAGGTATCCACCGGCGCCGCCACAGCGTAGGTCATGCCCACATTCGCTTTCATCTTGTTTCCCTCCGTTTACTTTTTGCTCATGGCCTCGAATTCGGTTTCAATCACCTTTTTCATGGCCTCAATGGATTTTTTCCCGCCGCTGTTCGCGGCCTTCCGGACAAATGGCTGCTTTTGCATGAAGCTGGTCCCTGAGTTGATGGAATTGACGATCAGCGGGATCGGTTTCTTCTTCCCGTTCAGATCCGCGTATCCCGCGTTTCGGTATCCGACGGAAGTGTTGACCTCCGCCCCGTTCTTGTCAAATTTCGCGATCCCGGTCCCCGCGGCCATCACGATCTCCTTTTCTTCCGGAGAAGGAAGGCGCGTGTTTCCGTTTCCCGCGTATTTGAACGGCGCCGTTTTGATGCTCTCCGCGCTCTTGCTGAGCTCCGCCGCCATGATCCCTGCGCCGTCGTACAGCGCCTTTCCGGCGACTGCCGGCGCCCGGTCTTCCATCTTCCCCAGCAGCTCGCTGACCTCGCTCAGCCCGTCCGCTTTCAGTTCAAACGCCATCAGCCGCTCACCTCAAACGTCCATTCCCAATGAAACAGGCTTGTTTCGCGTTCATACATGTGGCTGTTAAGGTTCCAGCTGCCTCCGCAGTATTCCGTCAGCGTCTGCGTGATCAGTTCCACCCATCCGGCCCCGCTTTTCACCAGGCTGAACAGGTCCACGCTGCCTTCGTAGGATGTCGTCTGCTTTACGTTATCCCCCCGCAGCGCGTCCGCCTCAAAGTCCAGGCTCACGATCCCGTAGCTCACCACGTCCGGCCGCGTGTACCATTCATCCTCCGCCACCGGCAGCGTGATCTCACTGCCGTTCTCCGTCTGCGTCAGGCTTTTCAGCGCCGTCACCAGCGTCGTGAATTCATCAGGCATATCTGCTCACCACACTTCCGCCGGCGTTCCCCGCTTTCCGCCGGATCGCCAGGATCACGCCGTTCCATTCCTTGTACGGATCGCTCCGCAGGACCTTCCAGCGTTCTCCCCGGTATTCCAGCTCGCGCTCGCCGTGGTATTCCCTGTCGTAAGGGATCAGCAGCTTCGCCTCCGGGCTGAGTCCTTCGCCTCCGGCCTGATAGATGTCCGCCTGCGTCAGGCTCAGCTCCTGGCATTTCACCCGCCGCTTCGTTTCCGTCGCAGGCGTTCCGACCTCATGGGCGTCCGGGCTGAAGCTGATCAGCTCACAGCTGGTCATCATCCTCATTCCGTCGTCGCCTCCCCGCCGTGGTAATGCGTGTACTTGTCGCTCAGACGCAGCTGGCCTTTCAAGCTCCGGTAGGATGCTTGAAGGTTTTCATAATTCGGCGGGTTTCCGATCTCCTTGTTGCACCACACGGCGATCGTTTTGATGATCAGCTCGTCCGTGACCGTGCTGTTGTCCGTAATCGTCCATTTCCCCGTCTGCGCGTTCTGTGTCCGCGTGATCGCGATCGCGCCCGGAAGCACGATCTCCGCGCTCGTCGTCAGGTCCAGGGCGCAGGCTTTGATCTCCGCGATGATCTTCGCGTCATAATCGTCGCCCTCAATGTACGTCAGCAGCTCCTTCACTTCCGCAAACATGGTTTCACCTTCTCCCCGCCATAAATTCTTCATACACCTGCCGCGTGTACAGGTGTTCCGCCGGGTAATGGGTATCGATCCACATTTCAAACCCGGCGCAGGCCGCCCTCACGCAGAAATGCCGGTCCTCCCCCCGCAGCGCGGTCTTGATGTTCGGGATCTGCGTGTAATCCACGCCGGCCTCGAACACTTTCCGCTTCACAAGGGTCAGCGCTCCGGTCATGCCTACGCGGTACAGTCCGGGCTTCCGCCATTCCTCCGCCATTCCGGCGCATTGGTCATACATCCAGGCGTTGCACCAGTACCGTCCGTTTGGCGCCTGTGTCCAGAAAATCTCGCTCACGATGTCCTTGTCCGCCTCGATCAGCGCTTTCAGCGTCCGCGGATCCACAACGATGTCCGTGTCGATGCTCAGCCAGTAATCAAACCCGCCCAGCAGCATCTCCGTGATCGTCCGGTTCCTCAGGTCGCTCATCTTCGCCATCAGGTCCAGCGTCCAAAGATGGTCGTTCCCGGTCTTCTGATAGATCTCTCCCGTGTCCGCGCTGATATACTCAGCGTTCCGGATGTACGGGATGATCTCCTTGCAGTCGTTCACCACGAAAAAGCGGCTGACCTCATACCCTTCCGGAACCTCCAGGGCGTCCAGCCCCTTCTGGTATTCCTCAAAGATGTCGATGTCCTGCCGCAGCGGCGCGGTGATCAGGATCTTCTTCATTCGGTTGTCCCCCCGAAAGGCTCCTCTCCGGCATATACGGCCCTGTGCGCGATGTGTCCCGGCCTTACCGTCGGCTCGCACCAGATCTCCCTGTCGATGCTTTTCGCTCTCCAGCAAAAAGCCAGGTCTTCCCCGTAATAATCCGTCGGATTGAAGCAGTTTCCGTATTTCTGCATAACCGCCTGCAGCAGCTCCGTCGTGGTCAGCACGCAGGCGAACCCGCAGCCGTCCACCTTGAACGGGGTTATCCCGAAGTCCGTCACCTTTTCGATTTTGTTTCTCCGTATGGAAGTGTAAACGCACGGCCCGTAAGGCGGACGCCTGGAAACGAATGCACCGCAGACGAATTCCTTCCCGCAGTCCATCAGATCCTCCGCGATCTTCTCATTGAAAACCATATCGCTGTCCAGCCACAGCACATGGGTGTACCCTTCGTTTACAGCCTTCTGCGCCAGCCGGTTCCTGGCGATGTACACCAGCGTCCCCGCGTAGATCTCCAGCTTGTAGTTCACCCGCTGCCTGGTCAGCTCTTCCGTCAGTCCGGTCAGGCTTTTGAGAAAGTCCACATGGATATAATCGTTTGTCGGCACCGCGATCATCAGCCGCACGCTCATTTTTTCAGCTTCCTTGTCGTTTTTTTGATGATTTTAGGCTCTTCCGGTGTCACAATCTGCTCCCGGATAGTCACCGGTTCCGCCAGTCCGTAGCGCAGCAGGAAGGCGGCTCGGTCAGGGGACACCTCCACGATGTCCCCCGCCTTGCCGTCAATTTTATTGCTGCGTGTCAGCCTGAGCTTCATCAGGTGGTCACCGCGGAAGCGGGTTTGCACAGCTTCACCAGGCGGCCGGGAGCGGTCACGCCGTGGCCAGCATACTGACGGGCGACGACCTTCACCATGTCGTCCTCCGCGTAGGTGTAGGGATCCCACACGGTCACGACGCCTTCGCCTTCGGGATAGTTCACCTGGAAGGCCTTCAGATCGCCGACGATCGCGTACATGGCATTGTCGCTGGCGCTGGCGTAGGCCGGCAGCGCGGAGCACTTCACCACGGTCAGGCCCGCGAAGGGATCGATGCCGTAGTTTCCGGCGGCCGCCGCGTCACGGAAGGCCGCGATGCTCAGCGGATTCAGCGCGATGCACAGGTCGGTGGCTTCTTCGCTCGTCCTGTCGGCGGCGTTCTGGGCCACGGTAACGCTGGGCGCTTCGGTGATCTTCGGGATGCCGATGCTGGTGTCCTGATGCGTGGTCTGGGCGCTGTTGGCGTCCGCGATCAGCTCGCTCACCAGCTTCTCCATGATCCTCTGGGCCAGCTCGTTGTAAATGTACTGCACGAACTGCTCGCCGCCCATCGCGACGGATTCGTCAGAGATCTTGATCCACTTTTTGATGTTCGCGGGCGTCAGGGTGACGATGCCCAGCTGCAGGTCTTCCTCGGTCAGGCCGGTGGTGCCTTCGGTGTGGACGTACGCCGGATCCGCGCTCTTCTCGAACGGCACTTTCAGATTGCCGCGGAAGGCGGTCTTCGTGACCTTGCTCAGGAAGGTGTTGCTTTCCCAGGCGTGCTTGATGATGCTCTCGACCAGCACCGGGACCGGCAGTTCGCCGGAGGCGTTGGTGGTCAGCAGGCTCCGGCATTCTTTTTCATCGCCGGTCAGAATGTACTTTTTGAACGCTTCGCAGTATTCCGCGCTGTTGCGGATTTCCAGATCAGTCATTTTTCTTTCCTCCTTGATTTCTTCTTTGGTTTCGCCGGCGCCTTCCGCGACGGCCTTCCGTTCTTCCTCCGCCTTTTCGGCGGCTTTCCGCAGCTCTTCCAGCTGCGCTTCCAGCTGCGCCTTTTCGGTCACCAGCTGACGGGCTTCCTCGTTCAACGCGTCCAGATCGGCTTCCGGCGTTTCCAGCATCGTGTCGATCTCAGCGGCCCGCTGTTCGATCTCGCCCATGCGGGTGATGATCTCTTCACTCGTCATTGGTCTGTTCCCCTTTCAAGATTTTCCGGATCTCTCCGATCCTGCGCTGCCGCTCTTCTTCGGCCAGGACCTCCTCCTGGACCTCGGCGATCAATCCGTCGCCGATCGTGCGGCTGCTGATTTCGGTGGCGTCGTTGGCCGGTA